ATATCAGCGAGGACGAGGCGACAACATTGCTGGCCCAATACAATGATAAGGTCCCATTTGTTCGTGGATTAGCAGATATGGCATCTGCTGCTGCTGAAAAGAACGGTCACATTCGGACCTATCTGGGGCGTAAGTGCCGCTTTGACAGGTGGGAACCGAAGGCGTATGGTTATCATAAGCCGTTGAAGCTGGAAGAAGCTGTAAAGGAATATGGTAGCCGACAAGCTATCCGTCCTGCTTTTACATATAAGGCGCTGAACAAACTGATTCAAGGTTCGAGCGCCGACCAGACTAAGAAAGCAATGCTCACCTGCTACAACGAAGGGCTTGTGCCAATGCTTACAGTGCATGATGAGTTGTGCTTCAGCATCGAGGATCAAGGACAGGCGGACAGGATTGTAGAGATCATGTCAACCTGTGTAGAAGGGCTGAAGATACCCTTCGATGTTGACGCGGAACTTGGTGATAACTGGGGGGAAGTGGGATGAACTGCTGGCATTGCGGGTTTAACTTAACTTGGGGCGGTGATCACGATCTCGAAGAAGAGGATGAAGATTACTGCATGGTAACCAATCTTAGTTGCGGTAACTGCGAAGCGTTTGTGCTTGTGTATTTACCAAAGGATGGAGAACAAGATGTTCGAGGCGATGGTACTGGTCTGCCTAGCGGGTGACTTAAATAATTGTTTTGCGGCTGATGATACACGCGGCCCCTACAAGACTATAAATCAGTGTATTGATAGAACCACTGAGATGGCAGCGCAGCTAGTTACGATAAACGAAGATCATGTTGTAATGGGTGTGCGCTGCGATCCGACTAAACCACCCGAAGGTGTGGAAACCTGACAGGTTTCACCCTGACAACAGTCATCAATCACAGCTTTACAGTAGTGACACTGCCCGTGCCCGTGCACCTGAACCACTTTTAGGGGTGATTGACAGCGCGGACAGCGATTCTCAGGGACTTGAGGGTGTATTGGTACGGTCATTGTAAATTAGCTCGACGAGAATCGATGTTTTTATCTAACAATTTCAGTGATTTACAACTAGGGAAAATAAGAGTTTTATTTCCCTAGTTGTCTTGTGCTAGGGCGCGGATGCGCTTGACCAGCCTCTTAGCCCGGTTCGGAACCTGATCATGCCACCTCGAATCGACCATCTCATCTGCCGCACGGTGCCAATCTCGCTCATCAGCCCCAGCTTTCATGCCTTTGAACTTGGACAGGCGCGGGTAGCCGAGGTTGAAGCACATGTTGGCGATGACCAACTGGGCCTCTTCTGGTAGCTCATCGAAGTCGTCGTACAGTCTGTGGCAATCCTCGATGGTTACAAGGATGTCCAGATCAAAAGCCTGCCGCACCCGCTCCTCTGATACAGGTGTGCCGACTGGTTGTCCGTGCTCCGGGTCTGCATCTTTAATCAGATGCCCGATTCCGAAAGTGGGTAGGCCAAGGTGATCTAAATATATTTCGTACTTGCAGCCTTCATCGTCCGCAAGCTCTTCGCGTAACTGATCTTTGTTCATTGCTGTCTCTGAGAAATCTGTTGGTTCTTCAGTATATCAATTGGGTTGCTGCCAAGCAAGCTTAGATCCCGCTGCTGTTGTGGAGCACCGAGGTTCGAGGGCGGAGTTGCCGGGGCCGTGGTAGTAGCAGGCTGCGGTGTGAATGTAGCTTCAGGTGCCTCTTGTACTGGTTGTGGGGTAAAGGCAGGCGCTTCTTGTACCTCTGGCTCAAATGGTTCGTCGAGCCTGCGGTTGCGGAACTCACGACGTATAGCATTCAGTTCAGAAAGAGGCAGACGATTGTCATTTTCTCTGGCGCGACGACGGATCTCGCTGCTAACCTTCATAGGATCAAAGACACCCCGCATTAGTTGCGGGATGTTGCCGACTTTATTCTTACGCATTGCGCGACGAATCTCTGCGTCAGACATACCAAGCTGGCGCATGTTCTCAACAGTCCGGTACATGTCCCGCATTACCCTAAATCTAGCTTCGTTGGCTTCACGGAAAGTGCTGATTGCATTCTCCGGGTCTAGTGTGCCGCGTGTGGATACAGCCGTGTTAAAGATCTGACTAGCACTACGAATACCACGGCTATGCTCATATCCTTTATACATGAGAATGTTTTCTGGCTTGACCTGTATCTCCGACACACCTGTAAAGGCACGAAGCAGTTCCTGTGCAGCAAGGCGCTCGTTACCTGATGGATCAACGGAGTCTGAGAAAAAAGAACGTGTGAAGCGCCCGACCTCGATACCCGGTTGCTGTGTCTCTCTTTCCATACCTTTCAACTGGAACGGCGCACCGCCGGGGACAACAGAGTCTGCGATATGGACGAAGCTCTTAAATGCTTTGTCACCTGCTGTATCTTCTGGGCGGTACACCTTTGCGCCTGTCTGTGTAACACCACCTCGAGTGGTGACATCAACAATCTTTTCAGTGATAATTGACTCGCCAGCAAATGGTTCAAAGATTTCTGCCACAGCACCGATAGCTGCCTCAGAGGCAACCTCGTTTGCGTCTTTACCCAAAGCCTCGCCTTTATTGACGGCGTTAAGAATAGCTAACGCGGGACGCTGCAAGTAATCATATGGGTTGGTGTAGCTGTAGTCGATGTACCCTGTCAGATTGCCGTCCTTGTCAACACTGGTCGGAATCAAACGACTGTTCTTCTGCCACGGCGCACCACTCTCACGGGCTGCATCGATTTGTTCCTGAGATACACCCGTTAAATCCATTGCCATTTTCTGTAACGCTGCTGGTGCAACGACGGCTGTTGATGTGAAGCCAGTCAGGCGGCGCATACCTATTTCTTGTATGGCACGGTTGTCGCTACCTAACTCACGAAGGGCAAGACCAAGTGTGTTGGCGCTGGTGCGAAGTATCTCAGCGGGAAAGGCGATGAAGTTACCGACAGGAAGTTTGCGAATACCTTTTACAAACTCTGGTACACGCTCATAGTTAGGCACTGTGTTACTTACTATGTCTGCTGCGTAGTCATCCACAGATCTGCCAAGTGCCTGCGCTGCTGCATCCTCGGTGCCGAAAGCCTGAATGATTTTGTTTTTCTCAAACTCAAAGTTGTAAATCTTCCAAACATCATCACCGCCCTGATATAAGTCTTTGGCTTTTGTGTTGGCGCTGGAAAGAAGACTACCTATCTTTGAGCGAGTGAATACGTTTCCAACTTTCTGACCTACAGGTATGCCCATAATGTCTGCATCAGCCTGACGAGTAAATCCAAGACCCTCGTTAATCAAACGATCCATCTCTCGAACTTGAGTCTGTGTACCAACAACACCAAGCTGCTGTAGCTTCTGATAATACTTGAGACGATCTGCGTTGCCCTTCTTAGAGATATTGCCTAGCACAGTGCCGAAGGACTCAAACAAGTTTGCGCCGCCGCCAACATTGCCCTGCGCCAAAGCAAACAACGAAGCAGATGTCACGTTACGGATTTGTGTGATTGGAGACAAAACAGTTTTAGTGTACTGAGTAACACCCTTGGTTTTTAGAAAGGCTGAATAGGCTGCTCTCATAGTGTTGCCCATTGTACCAGCGTCGCCAATGGTCAACCGAGTCATATCGTTGTAGATACGACGTGGAACATACACACCCTCGAGAGACCCGAAGCCTTTACCAAGCTGCTCGTAACCTTCGTATTTAACAGGAGACTCAGCAAACCTTGCCTCACTAACAAAGTTGTCTCCTTGGTCTACAAGGTTTGTGCGGATGTATTTAAAGTAATCATCGACTGCGCGGAACTCTGCCATATCAGCGATGGTTGATATGTACGCTTCTTCTGGGTCTTTGACTTCACCAAGAAGATTACGAAGAACTTTGTTGTTTACCTGACGTGAGGCAAATAAACCTTCCTTTATTTTCTTGTCAGCAATTCTTGATTGCGCCTCGGTCCCAGACTTTACTGGACGACGGCCTCTGTTTGCGTACCTATTTACAAACCCTGTAACCAAGTTTTCTGCGGCAGCGTCGCTTACCCTCTGTGACTTACCCACACCCACTAAAAAGTTATCGGGTATAGGAGCGTCATTCAGATCTTTGAATAAATTTTCTGCGGCCTTTGGATTAGCTTTGAAAAAGTCTATGGCTTCTTTACGAGCTTCTGCAAACTGGTCACTTTTAATGAAGTTCTTATCTTCAAAGATTTTATACTTGCGGCGTAGGTAGGAACCAATGTTATCGTTGATGGCGTTGACTACATCGTCCGCTTCTCTAGTAGCTAAGTAGTCTGAGTTCTTGATAGCATCGGATAAATTATCAACTTGTGATCTCATTTGTCTTGCAGGCACACGCATGAAGTCCGGCAGCATGCTCTCGAGCGGTATGCCTAACTCATCAGCGTTGCGAATAAAGTCTGGATCTTTTGTAAGATACCCATACAAGCGGTTCATTATTTCTGACCGAGCTAAAGGTGTGCCTTCAACCATTACGGTTTCTGACTTCTTAAACACTTTGTCTAAGTCACGTTGAATGGTTTTTAAATACCCAGCAGCCTCGCCAAGCTCTGCTTCGACTTTGCCTGTGACAAGTGACTTAACCTCAAACACATCTTGAGGTAGGTTGCCGCGTGAACGAAACACAGATGCAATGCTGTTTAAGCTTTCACCAATAAGGTCATCTCGTTCTGCAAGCTTCTTGATTGGTTTACTGATTGCTTCGGCGGCAGGAAGAATACCCTTTTGTACAATCGGGGCAACGACAGGTGTCGCCGCCTTTGTTGCCACACGACCAGCAAGGCCAACCGCTTGTAGCGCTTTTGGAAGGACAGCGGTCAGGCCACCTGCCTCGAGGGCGAAGCTAACTCTATTGCCAATACGAGCAGCCGCCAACTCTTTACCGCGAAGACCAATGGTGTCTTCTGTTTGTGTTGGTCCAGTCTGAAAGAAGTCACCGAGTGTTGTCACACCATCGGTGGCAACGACAGCATCTGTCACACCTGCGGCTCCCACTTGTGCCGCACGACGGGCAACAGTTCCGAGGTTCGCGACTCGACCTATCTTGCTGGCAACGCCTGCGGCCCCAAGACCCGGCAGCACAAACTGTGTAGCAACTTCAGCTATCTCACCTGCTGTGCCTTCAGGATCGATGCCACCAGCAGCGCGAATACCGTCGAAGAAAGCTGTGACATCGCTCGAATAATCTGTGTCGTATACATAGTCTACGCCAGCAGTACCAAGTTCCGCGATACCTTGTGGTATAGCAATCAAACCGGAAGCTATGCCCTCGGCTATTTCCTGCGTTGTTGACTCTTTTTCTTCCTCTTCTATTTGCGAGGCTTGATTTTGAGTCATGTAATTAGAGATGTAATCAGCAGCTTGTTCCTGCGTAGTACCCTCTGGGAACTCGAAGTCAGTCCCTTGATACTCGAAAGTTACGGGCGGCATGAACTACCCCTTACTTTTGTTTTAACTGAGACGGATCGACCACTACTTTATTATTTTGACCTTGAGCACTCACACTAAGATCTTTTTTAAAGAGTTCCTTAATCGCTTCTTCTGGAG